CATGAACGCTTTCTGGCCTTGCTGTGAGCCAACGGCTATGCGGTAGGAGATGGAGCTGCCCAGGATCTGTGGCATGGCATCGGTATCCTCGGCGGGGTCGAGGTCCAGCCAGGCACTCTCGGTGTCCTGTTCCAGCAAGCCCTGGCGCTCGAGGCAGCGGCCGACGCGCTGGCTGATCAGTTGAACCAACTCCTCCAACTCGCCTTTGTCCGGTGCCTTGACGCGTTGAAATCGGGGTGGTCGATTGTCGCGATACACATAGACGCCATCCAGAAACAGGATGTGGAAATGTAAGTTGAGGTTCAGGGCGGAACCGAAGCGCTGGATTAGCGTTACGGCCCCGGTAGCGCCATCTTTGAGTGAGAATCCGGCCTTGTGGATCAGGTGGGTGGAGATCGCCCGGTAAACGATGCCCAGCACCTTGCCCATGGCTTGGGGGTGGGCGGCAAACAGGTAGCGCAGGGGAAAGGGGAAGCTGATGACCCACTGGCGAAGCGGGACATCGGGAAACACCTCATCGGCCAGAAGGGCGGCGGTCTCGGCCATGCGGCGGGCGCCACAACTGGGGCAGAACCCGCGCTTCTTGCAGGAAAACGCCACCAGCCGCTCGAAGTGGCAGTTGTCGCAGCGCACCCGGAGAAAGCCGTGCTCGAGGCGACCGCACTTCAGGTAAGCCTCAAATTCCCGGTGGACATGTGCAGGTAGGGATTTACCCTGCTGGGCCAGTTGGTCCACAAGGGCGGGGTAGTGCGTTTCGACGAGATGGTAGAGTAGTGTCTGCTCGGGTTGATGGCGCTCGTAGGCGGTTTTGCTGAGGCCATCGCTGCCTTGTGCCAACATGGTGGTTCCGTCTCGGATCTCCATTGTGCGGAACGAGCCAGATTGGGGCGGCAGCACGAGGAATGCCACGTCTGAAGCGCGCGGTGAAACTGCTTTAGGACATCAGATCTGGCCCGTGTACGCTCGCGTCGGCGGGCCAGACGGGAGAGAAACTCGGCGGCTGAATGAGTCAGAGGGCAATTTGCAGCCGGTAAGCGGATGCGCTCAAGTCACTGCCAGGCGCAGCGGGTAGTGACGTGGGCGCCCGCGCATTCCGGCAATAAACGCAGCAACACTTCTGCTCCATGCGAATTCAGGAGTGGTTCCACTGGACCCACTCCATGAAGCACCTAAACTTGCGAATTTGCGGGCTCGAACTCGCGCTTGCTACCTCAGAAGTCGCTTCCCCGACCAGGTACTGACTACCACAGCGCCAGACGTTCGATAAAAAGCACTTCCGATTCCGGTCGAGTTTTCTGTGACAGCCGTATTTTGGGTTCGTATAGTAGGCTCCAACACAGAATTTTGTCGCTGCCACTGCGCTTAAAGTGGTAAGGAAGACCCCACCTTGCGAAAGCAAACGGGGTAGGTAGTTTCCGGCGTTATTGGAATCTGCTGAATGCGTCCCTTCGGACCTTTATTGACGCAGCGGTCAGTCATGACCGGGTCCATCTTCGAACCATCGCGGTGCCGCATCGTAGGGTATCGCTCTTTCTAACCTCTCCCCCTAGATACGGGGATCTGCTCCATAACTGCTGTTGATGTCAGGGCGCTTGTGCCCTGACGTATCTACAGTTTCTTCAACTCTGCAAACGCACTGGCGGTCAGTGCGTTCTGCTCTTTTCACATAAGGAGGTAAGTCCACTCCAGCCTTTGGCTGGATAACCGTTGGTTTGCACGGGCCAGTTTTCATTCGAAAACACACCGTGTTGTCTAGGGCCAGACACATTCAGGTCAACCGGGATTGGTGTCCCGTGATCGTACCGCTAGGCGGACCTGCGCAGCTTCTGTTGCCAGGTGATCAGAAACACTCACCGAAGGAAACAGCACTATGCGAGACCTGAACTACCAACTGAAACTGTTATGCAAGCACAGCCATGAGGGCAGCTTCGAAACGCGCGTGGGTCGGGAAAGACAGCTCAGCGCCATTGCCAACCAGTTACATGACCTGGGCTTCAGACAACTGAAGGCCACGTCGCTCAAACAAAAGCATGTCCAGGCGCTGGTGGATCAGTGGCTGCAACAAAACCTCTCCCCCGGGACCATCAAGAACCGGATGAGTTGTTTACGCTGGTGGGCTGAGAAGGTGAACAAGCGGGCCGTGGTGGCCAGCGCCAATGACTTCTATGGAATTCCGGACCGGCAGTTCGTGTCCCATGAGAGCAAAGCAAAAGACCTGGCGGAGGAACAGCTCGCTCAGGTCAAGGATGAACACGTACGCATGAGCCTGCGCCTGCAACAGGCCTTCGGATTAAGACGAGAGGAAGCCCTGAAGATCCAGCCCCGCTGGGCGGATCGCGGAGATCACATGCAACTGAAGTCCAGTTGGACCAAGGGCGGCCGGGAACGCACGGTACCCATCCGCACCCCTGAGCAGCGAGCCGTGCTGGAAGAAGCCAAACGACTGGCCGGCCTGGGTTCCCTGATTCCCGGGGGCCGCAACTATATTGAGCAACTGAGAATCTACGAGCGCCACACCGCCAATGCCGGGCTATCGAAAATGCATGGCCTGCGCCATGCCTATGCCCAGCAACGCTACCTGGAACTCACCGGCTGGCAGTCCCCTCATTGCGGTGGACCTTCCAGAGTGCAGCTCACCAAGTCGCAAAGGGATATCGATCAGCGGGTTCGGCTGACTATCAGCGTGGAGCTGGGCCATGTCAGGGAACAGATTACCGCAGTCTACCTGGGCCGATAGCGATGCAAATCCAACCCCGCCTGATACGCCTTCGCGACGCCCCGATCTACTTGGGCATGGACCGCAACCGCTTTAACCGGGAGGTGCGCCCAGCCCTGACCGAAATTGCCATCGGCCGACAGGGCGTCGCCTTCGACCGCCTTGAAATGGATGCCTGGGTGGACCACTATATGCGGTGCAACGGGCGTCCCCCACTGAATCGAGGAGATGAAGTATGGGACGCAATCGAAACTCCGGGCTACGGAACCGGGGCGGGATCTGGCATATCGACAAGCAGGTCCTCGGCCACCGCATTCACGAAAGCACTGGAACGAGTGAACTCAAAGCGGCGGAGCTGATGTTGGCCCGCCGCATTGAGCAGATCAGGCAGGCGTCAGTATTTGGAATACGGCCGGTGCGCATTTTTCGCGAGGCAGCCACGCGCTTCCTTGAGGAGAACACCCACCTCGCTACCATCCGAACCTACGCCTTCCATCTGAAAGAGCTGGACCCCTACATCGGTGAACTGCCGTTGTATCAGGTCCACATGGGCACACTGCAAGCGTATATAGATAGAAGGAAGAAGGAGGGCAAGAAGAACAAGACCGTGAACGGCGCCCTGGCCACGGTACGCAGGGTACTCAACCTGAGTGCCCGGCTGTGGCGCGATGAACACGGTTTGACCTGGCTGGAGTCGGCGCCATTGATCCAGCTGTTGCCGCTGAACGATGCACGGCGCCCCTACCCGCTGAGTTGGGAAGAGCAACACCGGTTGTTCAAGGCGCTGCCGGATCACCTGAGCAGGATGTGTCTGTTCAAGGTAAATACCGGGTGCCGCGACGGCGAGGTCTGTAGCTTGCGGTGGGATTGGGAGATCGATGTGCCGGAACTGGGCACCGCGGTGTTTCTCATTCCAGGAGAGAAGGTCAAGAACCGGGAGGATCGGTTGGTGGTACTGAATCGGGTAGCAAAGTCAGTGATCGAAGGCGTGCGTGGGCAACACCCGGAGCGCGTCTTCACTTACTACGGCCGACCAGTGCGCAGCATCAACAACAATGGCTGGAAGTCGGTTCGGCGCAAGCTGGATATGCCCATCCGTGTGCACGACCTGAAACACACCTTCGGTCGTCGTTTACGCGCGGCAGGAGTGCCATTGGAAACCCGGAAAATATTGCTGGGCCACAGGAACGGCGATATCACCACGCACTATTCAGCGCCGGAGTTGGAGGAACTCATCAAGGCAGCAAACAGGGTGTGTGAAGGAAAGTCCGGCAAAACTCCGGCACTGGTTGTGCTGAGACACAGGACGCTGAGCGCGTCATCGCGCTAAGCATCTGATACAAAAAGGTGGAATTGGTGGGCCGTGCTGGATTCGAACCAGCGACCAATTGGTTAAAAGCCAACTGCTAAAAACCAGCTAAAGGCGCATGAATGCTATGATTGAAACACGTCACCTGTCCCTTTCAAGACCATCGAAAGGTTGCGCAGACACCAGCAACAGCGCGGAGTTAAAAGATTCAATGGGACAAAAATTCCCTGAAATATTGCCCGAAAAGCCTAGGGACTACTGGCCCGCAGACCCATGGGAAAAGAAAACCCAGATCCACCAATGGATCAGCGAAAACAAGCATCGATTTGCCTTCAGCCGAGACAGGATCATAGCGCAATTTCAGGAATACAAAGGGGTGCGGCCTGGACCGAACTTGGCGGGGATCTATGTGCTCGGCCTTTCTGGCGACATTGGGTATGTTGGCAAGGCAACGTCAATTGCGCGGAGAATGTGGGCGCACAAGCTGGACAGGAAGCACTTCACTCACTACTGGTGCCTGACCGGCATTCCCCAGGACATCATTGGCGAGGTGGAGGGTTTCTTCATCGAAACACTTGAGCCGGTATTGAACTCTGCGAGAGTTTGGGCGGGTGAACAGCTTCACGAATACGCAGCCGAAATAAAGCGGGACAGAGAAAATCTTGTCGGGCCAATCTATCCACCACCATACTTCGACTGACCACTTCACCCCCCAACACACCCCGCCAGCACCCCTCGCAGCACCTTCTCCATCGCCCCGCAGTGCTCCCGATCAGCCAACAGCGCACCGATCAGATCCCCATCACTGACACCCGGCCGCAGCTGGTCGACTGGGTAGATCATCGGGGCTGGGATGTCGCCGGGTTCCAGGCACTCGGCCGGGACGCGCACCTTCACTTCCACCGGCCGATCGACGTATTGTGTGCGGGTGCAGCCGGTGAGCACACCAATGAGCAAGCACAGAAGACCGACAAATATCAGCATGTCGAGAATATGCCCGAGCCTCGGGGAGTTGTAGAACTGCAGAACGCGTATCCAGATAAATCGAATCATAAACCCAACGCCTCGCGCACCCTATCAACCGCACTCACACAATCCTGCGGCCAATCCTCACGCAGTCTAGCATAGTCATCCTGTGCGCCCCGCAACGCCACCAGCGCCGCGTCACGCGCGCGCAGAGCATCCGCCCGCACTCGTGCCGCCTCACTGGCTGCAGCGTCCACCGCATCGTTCTGGCGCTGTATCTGACCCTTCAGCGTGGCGGTGTTGGCGGTCTGCACGGCCAGATCACCCTGGCACTCCAGCAGCTGCATGCGTAGGGCCGCCGCCTGTGCCCGATACCCCAGCCCAGTAACCCACTGCCACCCGGCAAACACCAGGAGAGCGATCAGGGTGAGCCCGACGATGTGGGGCAGGTAGGCTTTCAGGATGGTCTTCATGGCGAGTACATAATGGCGCTCAGCGCAAAATAGGGAGGAGTCCACGAACCTGAAGCCGCTATCCTGTGCCTGTGACTAATGCTGTTGGAGTGACTGAAACTGGATTTAAATGCAGACGACTGGCTAGCACCACCACGGTGACTATGCGACACGCTGGAGCCGCTTCCGTCGATAGCAATCGTATTGTCACCGGACACTGCCCCCTCGTTCCCCTCCGCAGCGATCTCTACCAATCGGTCCTGTATGTTAGGCGTCCCATTTGTGCCGTCACAGATAACCCACCCGGAAGGTATGGTTCCATCAGTGACTTCATCCCAGAACCCAATCACCCCGGGCAGGACCGGTATCGGCTGGGTTGCCCGGTACATAGCCACGCGGCACCGTTTCACGTTCCGATGAAGCTCAAGGCTATATGTGTGACTGTGCGCCCCACCTCCACCCTCCTTGCTGTACACCACATCAGTGGTGGTGAAGTCGCTTTCACCGCTCTGCCTGGTCCAGTGGTCGTGGGCGTCGTTATCTGTTCCAGATGTCATGGAAATAAACTTCGATGCAACACCAGCATTGTTCGCCGCGACTTCTGCCATAAGCAGCCGACCGGCTTCGGATGTAAGGCGTGACATGCCCGCCGCAAGAAGCCCCGGCAGTCCAAGAGGGGTTATCTCGTCAGGGAAAGTCGAGGCGGTGCTCCCTGTTTTTTTGGCGAGCCTAAGCTCTTTACGATATAAGTTTGGTGTTATAACCCCCGTGCTATATGTGTGAGCATGCGTTAAATCTGGGGGTGAAGTCGGGATTATCCGGGAAAGCAGGTTCGGGCCAGGCGGGTTGCTAGTACCAACAAATGAGCTGAAAGAACTTCCACCGTGAGAGTCTACAGATTCCGTGTCTCCACTCCAGCCCGCAAACGTTTCACTGCCGCCCGTATCACCTGAGTCATAGGTGTTGCCCGCACCCATAATAAACCTGCCGTCCGCAGCAGTGTACGCCTCCCATCCAGATGGTACTGTGTTACCAGAGAGCGGCATGATTAGCCCGACAGGCACCACACCAGCGTCTTCTGGAATAAATATAGCTTCCGGGTAGTGGGTTTGGTCGTAACGCAAGCCCGTAACCCGATGGCGTCCGTACCCCACCAAGTCAACGGACTCCACTTTTATAAGAATGTTGACGCCCCTGGGCTGGCTGAACACTCTGAGTGTATGACCTGGCCTGTGGCGCGCTCCTATATCGGTAGTGACGAAAGAGGCCCGAACTCTGTTTTTATATCGAGCAACACGACTGGACGCCTTGAGCTGGGCTTCCTCCAGACGAAAAACTCCAGGGAAGTCTAGCGTGGTTTCAAGTAGCTTTGTGCCGCCATCAACAACTCCAGGAAGCTCCTCGTAAGTAATTGCATCGGGCCATACAGCAGAACCGATAGCCTGGTCAGTGTAGCGACTGAACACGCGAGTCGGGTTGTCCCTGTCATCAAGCCCCTCGATATTGAGTGTGCCTTTTACCCATTTCGTGACGGTCCAGTAATAGGACTGCACAGACACATTATCGACGCTTCCGTTAAAGTCCGTAGATGTAATGATTTCAATTAGCGGATCACCGGAGACAGGTTCAATAGCAACGGAGATTGAACCGGATGCACTTACCTCATCTACTTCAACCCCGCCCACCTCAACAATGAAACTGCCAGCCGAAACCGTGGCATCAAGGGAAAGCGTCACGGGTTGGCCTATCGCTAACCCAGTCAAGACCTGAGACAGAACAGCGGCGCTGCCGGGATTGCTTGCGCTGGCAACGCCAGAGCCGACAGTCCAGCCAGAGCCGACGGTCCAGCCATCAGCGGACGAGAAATCACCGTCGGTAACGTATTCCTGGCCCTCTGCTGAGGTCACAGCCGAGTCAGGCACGATCTTTACAGAGGCCCCCTCGTTGTACCGTATGCAGTCAGCATATGTCGCCAGCAGGTCGATATATTCGTCAGTCCGGCGAGGCTGAGAAAGGGAAATAGAGATCTTGCAACGCTCCACACCGCTTATTATCGCGTCACACCAATCGGCTGCATCATCCAGACCAGAAACTGATCCACCAGTTCCGTATATTGGATTCCTTACCAGATCACCGAGACACAAGGCCGTATTGTCAGAGTAAAACTCATTGGTATCGCCTATGTATCCACTGACCTCATAGGTTCGGCTGGTGTTTGTGGGCCACGCATCCTCGTCAGTGTATGTTTCGGCTGTCGTCCAAGATGACCCGTCTTCTGAATATTGCACCTGAAATGTGCGCGGCATGCGGGCTGCACGGGTGGCGTCTCCTGAGCGCATGAGTATTTCTGCAACATCAACTGGAGATGCGAACTCGTAGGCGATCCACTGCGGACCCGATGCGCCCAGTGAGCTAGACCAAAACGTAGAATTATTGTCATCAAACGCTTTGTCCGCATCATAGTTTGAGTTTATCTCTGTCGATGATGTGGCTGTCCCGCCTCCAGTCTGGTCACCACTCCCCGGGTTCGCCCGTATCTGAATCTCGTTAATGGACGCAAAATAGGAGTCGCCGGTTCGCGTTGCAGTGATGTAAATTCGCCAGTGCTTTGCCCGAATTGGCCCATACTCGGCCACTTCGTCAGGGTCGCGAGGATCGAAGACGCATCGGCCCTTAACGACAGCCTGGAATCGCGGCGCGCCATCAATCTCCCCAGATGGAATACGAAAAACCGAATAGCAAACACCTATATCCCCAGATGGGGTACTCAACACCATGGGATCATTGAACGCTGGGATGGCTGCTGCAAGCGTGACATCTACACCCTGAGAGCTTCGCCCGATATAGTGCGACTGCGAAACCCCGGCGGGCACAGGCTCATCGTTTATGTATACGGCCTCAACTTCCTCGTGCTTTCCAAGCCCCCAAATAACACAAACAACAAGATCTCCAGATATAGACCCCACTGGCCCGATAATCCCAGGAACGCTGACGCGCCCGTAGTTGATTGGAATAATGGTGTTCTTGCCAGCCACCTGCATGGTGCGCCTGCCAGAGAATGACTTTAGGGCCGACGCAGGAAGCCGCCCATTTGCACGGTACATGGTCACTTCAGGAACATACCACGCCCCACCACCACCAGGTTGCATTCCACGCGAGCGAAAATACTCAGTTGCGCTTTTACTCATCGGGACGCCTCAAGAACTAGAATCTCCCCTTCCCACTTGATTTGATATCCGGGGGCTACCGCGTAGCTGGTCACCTCATCAAGCGTGGTTCTGGGCGAATAAACGGCTGAGTTACTTATATGCGCTGCGGTTATGTTGACGCGATCACCAGAAAACCGGCTGGACTGAATTTCGCCGTCCATCACCAGCACCCCATCCTCAGCATCAAAGATCAGGTCGGTGTCAGAAGGAACGCCAGGGATGTACCAGATTTTGCACGACCCACCCCGGTACGAGCCATTCTGGATCTCGGTCATTCTGGTGGTGGACCAGGGGAGCGTCAGCGTGGCGCTGCGAGTGTTGGATATTCCGGACACGGTAATCCCACCGGCCAGAAAGTTCTGCCCGTCATACACCACGTCGCCAGACGACGACAGCAGCTCTTCGACTCCGGAGTGTTCCAGTGCAACGATGTAGATCGGGCGGGTTGCTGGCTGGCTGGCGTTCTGGAGTTGCGAGGTAGTCAGGTCAGCCACTGATGCGCTTCCCGTAGAAGTTGAATGAGACGGTTGCGAGAACGCCCTGCGAGAACTGGATGCGAGGCTCAGACCAGATGTATCCTCGGTAGATTGACGTACCCAGCCCGTCCCCGCTCATGTCGAACTCGGTCGCCTTGTTGGTGTGCAGGTAATCCATCAAAGCCTGTGCATCCGATATGCTCATGGGCACGAACTCACAGGTCAGGGTGCGGAACGTCGATGTCCCGAGAACGCGGATAACCGGCGTGCCGTCATCCATGACCTCCCTGGATACGATGTGGTCATCCATCGCGCCCGATGTATCAAGCAGCGCGTAACTGCTGAAAGGAAACGCTGTCGCCATTACTGCACCACCTCAGCCGTGAAACCCCCACCAAACGAGGACGCAGCACCTTGAATGATCTGTGCAGCAGCCAACATGGTGTTTGCGGCCTCCTGCTGTGCGCTGGCTGCGTCCATCATGGCCTGCCTTACCTCGGCATTCTGTTGGCGTTGTTCCGACTCCAATTGGGAAACAAGCCGGTCAATACGCCTGTCTGCAATCTCTGCGGTCTTCTCCGCGTAGTTGGCAAAAGCCTCAGCCTGACCCTGCTGTGCCTGGGGGCTCAGCGCGTTGAATATCTGTTCGTTGAGCCGCAGGATTTCAGCCGATGCGTTGGCGATCTGGTTAGGGTCAGACAGTGACCCGAGGGAATCCCGCAGCCCGCCTCGCTGTGACTTCCAAGCCTGAATTCTCTGATCTTCAGTCATCACGCTTTCACGGATGGACTGCGCCGAACTGGAAGCCGATCCGCTGATCTGCTGTCCGACAGCCATGAACTGCTGCGCTAACTGGTAGGCAACACTCTGATTGACTGCGAGCGCCTGAGTCAGCGCGTTGGCTGAACTCACTGATCCATCAAACTCCGCAGTCATGCCGCGGATAGCCGCCATTTGGTCACGGTAGCCGTCGAAAACCGTCTTCTGCGCGTTGGCGAAGTCGGTAATGGAAGCGGAAATTGGGTTGACCTTGGTCTGCTCCCAGAGGCCCTGCATGGCGCGGGCGAACGCTGCGGTTTCCTCCACAGAGCCATCGAAGGCTTTGGCCAGGTCTTTAACAACCGGTGCCAGCTCCCAGGCGGTGTCCAGTATGTTGTCCATCGCGGCGGCCACCAGGTCAGCCACGTTCGCAAACTCGACACCATCCATCTGCAGGGGTGATTTGTTCCCCCGGCTGATGGTCATGATGGAGCCAGAGCCGCCTATCGCATCAGAAAAGCCCTGCAGGACGTTGGCCAGCTCCTGCATGGGGTCTTGATACTCGGCACGCTGTGTGCCCCACAGGTTCGCTTCTCGCGTACCCGTGTTGATGCCTACGCCGCCGATGCGGTTCTTGCTCGAACCGAATGCCGAATCCAGAGCGCCACCTATAGCGCCGCCGATGGCTGCCCCCAGTGGCCCGCCGAGGAATGCACCTGCAGTGCCGCCCAGACCAGCACCCCAACTGCTGTTAGAGGTTCGACCGGTAAGGGATAAACCCAGCGCGTTGCCGGCCATACCGCCGAGAATACCGGCCCCGGCTGTCAGCGCGCCACCAGCCAGAAAGCTGGTCGTGCCACCAGCACCCTGAATACCCAAGGCAGAAAGTGCGTTGTAACCCAGTTGCCCTGTAGACCCGAGGAATGCCCCTGTCTGCGCACCAAGCCCCAGCGCACTACCGATGCCAGAGATACCGCCGATCAGCGAGCCCCCGATACCAGTGGACAGCAGTGAGCCCAGCCCGCCAAGGCCAGAAGCACCACCACCAGTAAGCAGCGAGCTTGCACCACCAGCCGCACTTGCCGCCCCAGACACACCACCAAGCCCAACGCCGAGGAATATGCGGTTCGCAGCCGCAGTAGCGATCATCTCCGCAACAGTGCGCTTGAACAGGTCAACCAGGTCGCCAAACGTCACCTTGCCGTCAAGCAGGATCTGCTGAAAGAAGTCTCCAAACCCATCCCGCATACGCTCGATGCCGCGCTCATAGGCAACGGCCATCGGGTCGGCCTGCTCTTTCATCTTGATGACTTCAGCAGTGACGCGCTCAGCTTCAACCGTTACGCCTGGCAGAAGGTCTGTCTGGGTCTTATCCAGCCACTTGGCAAATTCCTCCTGCGAGACCGCGCCTGCAGCAAGAGCCTCGCGCATCTCATCCAGTGCTTCGTTGTATTCGCGTGCAGCGCGGATGTGTGGGAATGCGGCTTCTGTGTTCCTTTTGACCGCATCGCGAAGCTTGTCGATTTCCTCCTGCGTCCTGCCGGCAGAATCTCCGGTCACACCAAGAGACTCGGCCAACTGGCTTTGCGTCCTGGTGGCCTCTACGGTGATCAGAGACAGCTCTTTTTCTACAAGGCCAAGCTCTTCCGCTTTATCCACCAGCCAGCCAATGGCCTTGCCGTACAGTGCGGCCGGCGTCCACTTGGCAATCTCCATGCCGAACGCAGCGAACTCCGCAGACAGCTCGATGACTGTGGTCGTGACAGTTATCAGTCCAGTGGTGAGGGTTTTTATATTCTTCTGGAACTTCGGATCGCCCATCAAATCCGACATCTCTTTGATGGCCTGGGTCATCTCGTCAGCCGCACCGGCCTCGCCAACCGCCCGCATCAGTCCATCAAAGCTGTCCTGAAGGTTGGATATTGCGCCCCCGAGCGTGTCCATCTGGCGCTCCATCGCGCCAGCAAACTGCACCTTACCGATCTGCTCCAGGTACTCGACAATCTCCCGCGAGTTGTTACCTATCTCAGTGGTCACCCCCTGGAACGTCAGGCTGACCCGATCACCCTCCTGCTTCGCCTTGATGCCAAACTCTTTCAGTCGCTCAAACTCTGAAGTAGACGCATCAGCCACGGCCTCAATCATCTGGTTGAGGTCTTTGCCCATCGCAGACGCGGTATTGCCGAAGCTCTCCAGCGCATCGATTGTGGGGTCGAGACCGAGGGCCTTCATCTTGATGAAGCCTTCCACGGACTGATTCAGCGCAAAGGGCGTTTGAGTGGCGAACTGCTCCAGCGTCCCCCACGCCTTATTTGCCTCCTCCACCGATCCTGTCACCGTGACCAGTGACGCACGCAGCTTTTGGGCTTCGACGTTGGTCTTGGTGAACTCCGATGTCACCTTTGCCAAAGCCATACCGGCAAAGGCGGCACCAATGGCAACACCCGCACGCGCTACGGTCTTGCCCAGTGAGTTAAACCGGTCATCGATGCTCTTAACCTTGCGGTCAATGCCCTTGGTGGCTCCATCCACGGAAGTCTCAGCGCGCTTCAGCTCACGCCTCAATCCCTCCGTGGTGGCGTCGATCCTTAGCAGGAGGTCAGCAACATCATTGGCCATGTATCTTTGTCCCCGGCATCTGGATCACCTTGGCGATAAATTCGCCCATTGATTTCGGCTTCTCTTTCTCTGGCTTCTTTTCGTCTTTCGCGCCGAACGGATTTGTCATCTTCTGCCACTCGACACGCGCATCGAGGGCCACAAAGATCTCGGGCATGGGGGTATGCCAAACCTCGGAAGGTGGCCAGCCAAGCCATCCGGTGGCCACCCCGAACAACCAGTCAACGAAGTCAGGCGGCGGAGCGTCGCTCTCTACTCGCTCGCCGCCTTGCCGTTTCCCGATTCTTCATCACCCCGAGGATTGAAGAGGGTCGTCACAAACGGCGCGATGGCCTCAGTGACAGACGCCAGGCCCTCGTTGAAGATCTGCTCCTCAATCTTCGCCAGGTCACGCCGTGGTGCATTGCTGCCCGCCAGGATGATGTTGGCCAAGTGTTCAGAGTTCATCTGTGAGATAGCCTCAAGGGCTCCACGAAGCCCGCCGAAGCGGGCCTGTATCTTCTTGAAAGCGTCGAGCGTTGGGCGAAGCTCGTAAACGTCGCCGTCAATCTCGATCTCAACAGTGCCGCGATTAACCCGACTCATGCGCGCAGATCCACAGTGAAGCCGGTGTTGTTCATGATCATGTACTCAATGCGAGACACATCTTCAGCACCACCGCCGGGGTAAGGGTCATTGCCAACCTGGCCGCTGAAGTAAACGGTGGTGGCATTAGTTGAGCCCGCATCGTTGTAAACCAGCTTGAAGTTGTAGTTGACCTGGTCCGTGTCAGCCGCAGCTGCACGCAGGTCCTCTTGACCGGCGTCATCGGGGTCAAAGCCCAGCGTCACCGTCACGCTGTCAGCAGCCTTGGTGGTCTTGAAGTTGCGAACACGCGAATCAGACAGACCCGTGAACTGAGTGAAGTTCTGCACGTCCACCAGCGCAGAGACCGACTCGACCTCACCAACAGCCACATAAGTGTCTGCCTCGTAGGTTGTAAGATTCGTTGCCGCAGCAGTGGTGCCGATTGAAAAAGTGGCGTTAGCCATCGTGTAAATTGCCATGAAGCACCTCCAAAGTGCTGGGTTTAGAACGAAAAAACCCGCCGGGGCGGGTTATGGGTACTGCAAGGGTTGGTTAGTGTTCGGTCAAAGCCATGAGGCGAATCCTGCCCATGTAGGTAACACCGTCGGGTTCTCTGTTCGTGTCCCTATCTACCACCCGAAGCTGAGCCACGCGACCAGTGGATAGAGGTATTCGCTGCTCATGAAGCGCGTTGTACACGGCCTGCATGATCTCCAGGACTTCCTTCTGACCTCGATATGTCGACCAAACGGACAGGTAAAGCATTCGGCTATCCTTCCTGCTGCTCAGGAAGTCGGTAGATGTCACGGACTGATATGCAAGCGTCACATAAGGGTAAGCGCTATCCTGTGGCACATGGTCGTATACCGGGCACGAGAGTGCGGCGTCCAGAGCAGAAAAAACCGCAGACTGAAAAGCCAGTGTTGGCTCGCTCATGAATTCTGCACCCTCTTGATGGTGTCGCTGATTGCCTTGCTCACCCGCGATATTACTTCGGGCTTCTTCGCGTCCCATGTCGGCCCGATGAACGGCCTTGCCGGCATCGCTGGAATGTCGGCGCTGGTCCCGAATGTCTCCCCAGCACCAGAAAGAACCTTTGCGCGGTCCGCGGCGGCTTTGTGTCCCTTGGTGCCGAACTCAATGAAACGTGCATAGAAGCCCGCCGCCCTGCCCTTCTTGCCACGGAATCCGACCTCTGCCCGCGTTCCATTTTTGGCAACAAAGCTGGATATAACTTCGGCAAGGTTCCCCGTATCCCGAGGAACCCTCGCGCGCATTTCACGCTCCAGGATGTTGGCCGAGTCACGCATGGCCGGCTTGATGCTAGACTCGGTGGAACTAAGCAGGCGACGCAACTTTATCTTGGCCCTGCGATCTTCGTACTTGCTCATGTTTCAACGCCCAGCTCGGCTTCCACCCGCAGGAAGTGCGAGCGCGGAGTTAAGGCCACGAACCGAATATTCAGGACTCGGTTACTAAAGCTCACCCATCGGATGCGCTGATTTTCGGCAATGGCCCGGTTCCGCAGGAACACGACATACATCGATGATGCCTCGACCTGGTCGGCGTTCTCTCTCTCACGGCCAGACATAGGGCGAACTTTCGCCGCAATCTGCTGGCCATCACTTACCCAGGACCGGACCGTGCCGCCCATTCCATCAGATGCGCTGACCTCAGACTCGATCTGAATGACCTGGTCCAGCTCTCCTGGGTTCATGCGGATACCCAGCCCTTCCGGTGAATGGCAATCAGTGCCTCTGCGGACATAGGCATCGCGTTCACGCTGCTCGAACTGTAAACAACAGGGTTATCAAACCAGTGAGCGACCAGTATCCGCATTGCTCGCCGTATGCTGGCAGGCACATCCTGGGCGGTGTCTCCATACCCAGCCTTGAACACGATGGATACCGCGTCAGGTCGGTCGTAGACGCCTGGCATTGACGCTCCCGGCACCAGCTCAATGTGAGCCTGGTCATTGTCAGAATGCAGAAAATAGCTCGCCACATCGAACGACTGCGTGGCGTTCTCGGTGTCAAAGTAGGAAATAGACTCTATCGACTGAACCGGAGTCAATGGAACATCGATCACGGTATAAAAATCGCGCATCGATAGCGCCCACTCTTGTGTAACGAGAGCGCGGCCGATCGCGCCATCTGGGCCATCCAAATAGTCGACAACCTCTTTGATGATCTCCGCGATGTGCGGGTCGCTTGACTGGTCGAAGATCCGCAAATCGCGCTTGCACTCCGACACCGTTACCGGAAGAACGGTCGGCGCGACTCGACGGATTAGCTTCACGGCTTGACCGCCTTCTCGGCGTGACGCTTGTTTGTGGCGCGCTCGGGTGACTTCTCGACAACAACCGCCTGCGCACTCGCAACCAGCCGAAGAGCCTCTTCTTCGCCCACATCAATAATATCTCCGGCAGACTGCACGAAATCAGCGCCTGCGCGGCTTACCAATAGCTCTACCTTCATAGGAACCCCCCAGAAGCAAAAGGAAAAGCCGCCCCGAAGGGCGGCACAGGGCTTAGGAGCCAGCGTTTACCAGATGCTTCACAGCAGCAGTGTTGAGCAGCTCACCATCAAAACGCTTGAAGCCAACCAGTCCAACCTGGAACATCTCGGCATACCGCTCACGCAGGGTGATCATCTGGAAGCCGTTGACCTTGCGGACAACATACTTGCTGAAGTCACCAAAAATCACCGGCTTGGCAGCTGCACCGATGCTCGCCACCGCCTGGTTTACAGCGTAGGCGTGCCCCAGGATGGTCGCGGGCTCACCGTTCCGGATGTCACCCAACTGCCACAGGTAGTTTCCGTCGCCATCCTTCAGCTTGCGAATAGCGGCCATGGTGGAGTCATTGAACATCCAGCGGCTGCGCGGAGACATGCGATAGGCGGGGTCGACGCTGTGCAGCAAGTCGATCAGCTCGTCAGCAGTGATCGCAGTGGCGGAAGCGGCAGTTTTGCCTGCCGCTGAAGCTGTCACGACACCATTCGGCTGCGATGAACCCGTGCCTGTGGTCAGCACCGAGTTGGCAAGGCGACCAAGTCGCTCACCGAACAGATCTGACATCAGGGTGTTCAGGTCAAAAGCAGAGTCCTGCAGCAGCTCGATGGGCACGCGCACCATGCCTGTGTCGTATACATACGCATCCAGCTGCTTCTCACCGAAGGCCACGTCATCCGAGTTGTCATCGTCAACCGCAGCGTTTTCAGCCTTGATGCGACCGGTGTTTGCGGTGTCATCGACGGTCGGCCAGTCGATACGGCGGCCGTTTGACGTGTTCAGCTCGCGGACAATGCCACCGTCCCACATCGGCCCCCACATCTTGAGTGACTTCTCGATTTGACCGGAGAACTCATCAGGCACAGTGTATCCACCGGCTGAATCGGTCCCGATGGACTGGGCGCGCATCTCTTCGGGCAGCTCCTGGCGATTCTTGAGCAGCACACTGCGCTCTTCATCGGCAAGTGACGCAACACCATAACGCAGCAGCTTTGAGAACACTTCGCGGTATTCCGGCTCGCTCACGGGCTCATCGCCACGCGCTTCGCCTTCAGGTCGCTCGGGGGCTTCGCTGGAACCGCCAACATTCGCCAGGCGGTGCTCTCGCTCCAAGCGGCTCATGATCTTGTCATGGTCCGCCATCATCTGGTCAAAGCGACCCTCGATTTCCTTGATCTCGCCGTCGGTGGATTTGTCCGTGATCTTGTCCAGCTCGGCACGGGCCTCGGTAGCGAGTTCGCCAGCACGTTCCCGCAGTTTGGTGATTTCTGAAAACTTCATATCAACTACTCCTGTTCGCCTTGCCCAAGGGCGTTGGTGGGCTTTTCAGTAGCGGGAACCGCCACGAAACGGGTGCGCATGGCCAGTTTTCTACCAAGCGCGTCTTTGATCTTCAGTGCAGAACGGTTGCTCTGCTGTTCACGATGGGCCTGCAGTGAGCGCAAGCCGATGTCAGTGCCCTCATAGGCGGGCATAGTTACGATGGAGACGTCGCGCAGCGATGCCTTGCGGATGGTTCTGAGAGGCAAATCACCGGTCTCATCCCACTCTTCAATCTCAACCATGAAAGCGAAGCTCATCTTGTCGAGGTCGCCGCGCTTCATCTTGGGCACAATCGAGCGAACATCCGGGTCATCCGGGTCCAACTCGGTTTCCATGTACAGGCCGCGATCATCCTCGACCAGCTTCAGGGTTTTGGAGCGGGTTCGTGCAAGCGGCAAACCTTCGTGATTTACCAGGAACACCACATCATCCCGGCCGATCGCATCGGAGAACGCGCCAGGTGCAATGACCTCTTCAAACCAGTTGCCAATATTGGCGCGCTCATTGAATACGGCAGCGTGACCGGACACGCGCAGCGGACCCTCTTCGTCAGCGCGCACCTCAGCGGGAAGCCCGCCCCTTACTTCAGTTTTCACTTTCATCGCTCTCCCCTTGGGATTTAATCGGGACGGTAGCGCCCTGAATCATCAGGTCTCCGCCATGATCGTCGTCTGGCAGGTTTTCCCGCCGGCGGGCTTCATTCGGCTTCAGGACGCCGTTCTGGATGCCTTGCGCGTATCCGTCCATTCGCGTCTTGAAGTCGCCGCGAAGCAGGCCGTCCAGGTTGAACTCCGCGTATATCTCCTGCTCACCGCGGCCAAATATCTTGAGGTTTAGCTCCTGCTCAAACTGCTCAACCCAACGCTTGATGGTGTGTTTTACAAAGTGAAGGTCTTGCTGCTCGGTGTTGGAGAAAGTGCCGTGGCTCAGGTCTTGGAGGAACACTGGTGGCAGCGAGTAGATGCGTGCGTACTCTTCAATCAGGAAGCGTTTAAGCTCCACTAGTTGAGATTTTGCAGGGTCAAGACCGATTGTTTTGAGTTCGTGACCAGTCGGTATCGTTACCGCCAGCCGGTTGTCCTTTGACGCCTTTCGGATCGCTTTCTGGAGGTCATCGGAGGCCCGATTCAGTGCCCCACCGGACTGAAAGTTTCCGGTCAGCACGAAAGGTGGAACGCCGCCATTCTGAAACAGCCTGCTTCCGTACTTGGTCGCAGCAATGCCAAGCCCGATGGTGTCACGGTGAAGCCGGATAGGGTTCCAGTGGTTGAGCAAGTCCGCCTTCATGGCAAAAGAGACGTCGATCACCTGGCGAGAGAGATAAATCCGCTTTCTGATCCCCGGCGCGTCATAAACGTATTCAGGCAGGCCACCAGCCCCCCTGCGCACAGTGACGTGCTCGGGAATCAATGGCTCCAGGCCCGTGATGACGCCGGTCCTGTCTTTGACGATAAGAGTGAAAGAGCGCCCACTGGTCAGCACACGTTCAAATGTGTACTTCCTCCAATCGAAAGAACTCATCTCATCGGAAACTGCGTCGTGCAGGATCGACGCAATGGGACGGTCCGACTTCTCGCGGCTATCACCGGACTTCTCGTAGACCATCAGCGGAAGACCAGCGATAGTGCCTGAAATAAAATTAACCGCCGCCCATATTGCAGGAACACCCAGGGCGCTTTCTGTATTCACGACCACGCCGGACTCGGCATCGATGCCATCAGATAGCATGTCGATCAGTCGAGCCGATGTCAGGGGCACGGTCGGATCTTCGACGGTAGAGCGACTCTCCGTCTTGTCTCGATTCCAAAACGCCATGTGTTACCCCAGAATTGAAAAGTTTTCGTCTTCCCAGGGGGAGACAGGTTCTGATTCGTCGGCCACGGATGAGACGCCGACCGCCATTAGCAAGGCCACCATGTCATCGATCTTGTCTGCGGATCGTTTCTTGTCCGGGGCCATGTTCATGTTCTGATCTCTGCGCGTGACGATGTTGGAAGCACACCAGCCAAGCACTTGGTCGCCGCCGTGGCGCAAGTTTCCGGCAATGTATGAGCGCTCAAGAGCCTGCATTGCTGGGTGGTACGATTTAGCGCCCTGGGCGAACTCAATCATCGGCAGGTTTTGCTCTACCAGCCTGTTCACCAGGTCAGTGGCATTCCAGCGGTCAAAGGCAATCTGCTGAATGTTGAACGTATGATGCAGGTCGATGATCGCCTCCTCGATGACGCCGTAATCAACGACATCACCAGAGGTTTGCTGAACCAGTCCAGTCTCAACCCAGGCGCTATACGGAACAGTTCCCCGCTCCGTCCTCTGCGCTACCGCCTCAGATGGCACCCAACGCCAGCCTTTTGTGTAAGTGATCCCATCTACTACCCAAACCAGCCGGAAAGCCGCAAGGTCTGTGGTGCTGGCAAGATCGAGCCCCCCGTAACATGGATGTTCAGACAGCCAGCCCACGTCAACTTCACCATCACATGCTTGCCACTTGGTTAAATCAATCCAGCCTTCTGCTGTGGAGGCCGGCCGGTTCAGTCTCTTGATTCGAAACTCTGCCAGCTTTGACGGCATCTGCCGCGCCTCGACAGCCTCCTTCCGAATTGCAGAAAGAAGGTGTGGGTTCACGTCCAGAAGCGGGTTTGCCTTTATCCAGGCGCTTTCGTCAAACTCGTCGTCCGCCTTGATCTTGAGGGTTTTGTTTTCCTCATCAACCGCGTAGAAAACAGCCAGATAATGGTCGGCATCATTTCCGAAGACCCCACCCAGAAGCCGCTTTGCAAACATCCGTATTTCGGCCCAGGGGCCGGGATTGGTGTAACCCTCAGTGGTTGTGTAAAGCCACAAAGGATTTCCCCTGGCACCCGCGGCAGAGGTGAGTACGTTGAGCAAATCTGGCGTCTTGTGCGCGTGTATCTCATCCAGCGCAACGTGGCTCGGGTTCAGGCCATCTTGTGTTGATGCCTTTGCGTGCAACGCCTTGAAACTGGAGCCAGTCTCGAAGCGAGTGACCGACTTTGCCCAGGTCTCGAGACCGAATGCTTCGCGCAGGTCAGGCGTCTTGTCGACCATCGCCTTGGCGACCTTAAAGATTATCGCCGCTTGGTCATAGGTCGTGGCCGCACTAATCACCTGCGCGCCCTCTTCGGGCTCACAGCACAGGCAATAGGTCATTATTCCCGCCGAAAGCGTTGATTTCGCGTTCTTGCGAGCCACAGCAAAAAGAGCCGAGGTAAAACGCCTGTGTCGGAACTCGCCGTACCCATCAACATCAACAGCCGCCCTGCGGCGAAACCCGAAGAGTTGCACGACGAAGAATACGTGGGACGGATGCATGAGAATCGTTGGGGTGTCCCACTTCCCTTCAACGTGCGGCAGCTTCTCAATGAAGTCACACGCATCACATGCATGCCACTCATCAAAGATGAACGGCGAACCTTTCTTGCGGGCGCGAGCCAGATCGTCAATAAACCGCTGACTGGCTTGCCGGATCAGCAAGCCGTGCTTCTTCCCCTTCTTGTCCCGGATCGCGGACCTCGCATAGTCCTTTGCGATCTTGACGTAATCACGCACGCTTGCCGTTTGCCGCGAACTTGTTTCCCTTCGGCTTTTCGCCGCCCGCTGCAACCTTGCGGCGACTGGCCGGCGTCATGCCGAACTCCGAGAACATCCCTTTAAGTGCGCTGTTCTCCGCTGCTGTTGATTCCATTCCAGCGCGCGCCTTCTTCCTGAACATCTGCCAGGCAAAACAAAGCTGCTCCAAAGAAAAAAGGTCAACGACCTGCAGCACCCGAGCTGCCACCAGTTGCGGCCCCAGTTGGTTCCACATCTCAGCGCCATCCGTAGATAGGTGCTGCGGTGGCTCGGGAAACTTGCTTACCAGGTCAAACTCCGGAGCATCAGGCACGCTCCTGTCAGGCCTATCCGTGCCCGCCAGAACCTTGAGGTTCGGAGCGGTCGGCTTCCGTCCTCTAGCCATGATTTACTCCGTAAATTTCAAATCTGAATTTTGACCGTGCAAAAAAAAGACTACCCACGCGGTCTTGCGTCGAAGGGTTCATGAGATTGACCCACCCCCTCCCCGATTGCCGAACCCGCCATCCTCGGCCGCAGTTTTGGTCGAGTGGCATCGCTTGCACAGCGGCTGCCAGTTGGAACTGTCCCAGAACAGACGCATGTCTCCCTTGTGGGGGATAATGTGGTCCACGTCAGTAGCTGTGGTCACCATCCCCCGCCTTTCGCAGTGCAGGCAGATAGGATGCTTGGCCAAATAGCCAGCCCGGGCCTGCCTCCACTTCGCGCCGTACCCACGCACCGCAGAAGACGCGCGTGCCGGACCTTTGTGTCGCGGGGCTGTCGCGTAACGTGGTGAATGGGTGCGAGGCGAAGTAGGCATTACTTCTCCAGGACATCCACAGCAATCGACCGATCATCCGTCCTGCCATCGCCCGTGGTGATCCGATTGGTCACGGTGTAGGTCAGCCCCAGCGTCCCACCACTCAGCCAAACCGTGGTGGCAGTGGTGCTCTTGCTGTCCGAGTCCACGGTCAGGTCAGAATCAGCCCCCGTGACACTCCACGAACTGGTGGTGATCGTGTCGTCCACCAGCCAGGCTGACCAGTCGATGGAGTAATCCAGGACTGCATCAGGGTCTTTGATCTTGCGGAATGTCATTAGGCAGACGCCATGGTCGCCGTAACAGTAACCGCCAGGGTGTCGCCGTCGTCCAGCCCCTTATCGCCAGCAGTGAAGGCCACCGCAGACACAAGAGTGCCCGATGTGCCGCCCTTGGTGCTGTTGGTGGTGATGAAGCCGCCGCCGATGGTCGTGCTGTTCGTGCTGATCGTGAACGTGGCCTTGGACGATGAGTTATCCACAGACTGACTGGACACGCTGCCCATCGTCAGCGTTTGGCGCACAGACTCATCGTATGCGGTGACCTCAGACCACCCTACGTGCGAGGCCATGGTGTCGCCTGCAGCCACTGTAGGCGTGCCATCAGTCAGCCCCACATAGTGTGCAGCGGTGTAGCTGGACCCCTTGTAGTACTTGTCCAGGATGTCATCCAGTCCCACGTTGGGAATGATGTTCTCCTCCTCGACAACCCACTTGAGGTTCCCGTGGCGATCTCGCGCCTCGAATCGGTACAGGTGCTTTGCCTTTACCGCCGCTGATACGTTTGATTTAGACATAGCCTGCCCTCCGACAGAGACGCCCGAAGCGCCGTCAGTGCTCATTGACATGGTGATTTCCTTAGTGGACCGTGAAGGTTCGGTTGTCGGGTTCCACAATGAACCCTCTAAGCTCCAGCTCGACACGGAATGTGCGGCTTGCTGGTGTTACAAGGTCGCCCGCAATCGAGGTTGCTGTGATCGTGATGTTGTGGATGTGCGAAACCGGTATGCCTGCCTGTGCGGCAGCCTGCGCTATGAGTGCACTGGCTGCCTCTACTGAAACCTGCAGGATGGCCTGTGCCTGGGCACCGGCTGAGTTTGTGGCACCGGCTGAAGCATTTACGCTGAACCCAGAAACGGCCTCCACCGTGGCGCTCATTCCAACACCAGCCGATGCATCCAGAGATATGGTTGCGTCAATCGCTGAACCGGTGGCCATGGTGGTCCCGCCCTCAACGCTTGCCAGCATGGATGCAAGCGCCTGGGCTTCAGCGGATGCTGTGGCACTTACTGTGGCGCTAACGACCATTGCGGCTTGAATCTGGCTTGCCGAGTCCACCTGACCGGCCATTGCCTGGCTATGCTCCGCTGATACGCTCATGGAACCTGCGGAAGTAGCCCCGGCTGATACGGCAGCATCATGTGACGCTGTGGCCGTGATAGACGCCACGAAATCAGCGCGCGCCACCATCGAGGCCCTAGCCTGCACGGATACCGGCATGTCAGCCAAAGCGTTTGCCCCGGCGGTTGCTGTAGCGCCATGCTCAACACCGGCCGGAATAGACGCCTCAGTGGAAGCCATTCCAGAAACCACCGAAGAATGGCTCGCTGCCGCGCTCATAGCGGCCGCTGATACCACCTCTGCCGACATGCTTACGCCTGCCTGCCCCTGCACCGCCCACGAGGCGGTGATGGTGGTGGAGCTGTAAAAAACACCGTCTGCGTCAATGGCCTGAAGGGTCTTTATCCAGTTCTCACCAATGCCTTCGTAAAACGCAACCGATGTGTCTCCTCGCATAGGGACTTCGGCAGCAAAGGCGATCTTGGCACCCAGTACGTCATAGCCCCACCGATAACCGGCTGTCGGGATGTCGAGGTAGTACGTCCGTAGGCTGGAGAAGATCGTGTTGCCTTTGGTGATAAAGGCCGCAGTCTCTGTGTTCGGGCTTTCCCCTGTTCCGGGAATAAAGTCGTCATCTTGTTCATAGCCAAACGAGTTCCAAGCAAACTGTGCGTCAGCACTGCCACTAGTATCGGCCAGAATGGCCGTGGTCAGCGCATCAATCTCCTGCAAATCCTGGTCAACAAAGTCCCGATTAGGGTCAATGTTCCGACTCGGGTTTTGTCTGCTCTCACCCCCAACAATGCCGTTGGCTGTCACGTTGAAGTAAAGGTATACGTCCCAGTTAGATCGGAAATCTGCGGCCTCCGTTGCGTCCAGCATGTGACGAACGGATGCCACAAAAGACACCCAGCTCACATGCTCCCCGGCGGCATGAATGCCGGCAAACATGACCAGCTTGCGCTTTGGCCCGGAGTCAGTGGTTGACCCACCCCAGGCCAGCTTTATCGCATATTGGCCATTACCGCCTACCGCCCTACCGTCGTCCCCGGTCTCGGTCGGAGTGGTGTTGTAGACCCCGCTGGAGTCGGCCGAGGTAGTTGGCGCTGCCACACTTGAATAATCGGCCAGCAGCTCGGCAGCGAACGTGGCGGCATCCGCGTTTTGCCCCATCGGGTGGGTCGAAACATACACCCGACCAGACGGAAGTGGACCGTCAAACGAGAAATCGATTGTGCCGCTAGTCCCGCCGGTCAGCGTCCTGCTGGTAGCCTGCGTCCAGGTGACGAAATCCTGTGTCCAAAGTGGCAAGAAATCTGTTGTTGGCGCAAACGCCGGTGTGTTCAATGTTGCCCGGTTCAGCTTGAAAACCGGGGTCTTACCTTCAACGCCCTCAACAGCGAACAGCAGATGCCGCCAGTCACCGTCCCGTGAATCAATCTCAAGCGTCGGCGTCAGCGTTGTAGCGCCCGTAATGCTCGACAGGCTAGACGACGCATTGCCACCATCAAAACCTGTTATCAGGGTCGTGGTTGCTACTGCATCGTCCACCCATGTGGGGACAAGTGACGCAGATCCGCTAATCCATGGCTTTTGCAGCGTTGCTACATAGGCCATTAGGAAATATCCACCACCGGCACGCGTCCGGCAAAGCAGACAGAATCCTTGTCCTCCGTGCCATCCAGGTCATACACGAACAGGAACACTTCACCGTCAATCGCAGCAGAAAACGAGTTGATATTGATTTCCAGAACACCGGAGCCGTCGGTGGTCTCTGTGGAGCCGTTGGCGTCAGACGCACCGCCGGGATTCAGGGCGTCCCATGCGTGGTAATACAGACCGGTCAGGCTCGCTGCTGCTGTAGTGCCGTCTGCCTGTTTGAGAGAGAGCTGTATACCCTTAACCGCGACTGCCGCTGTCGTAAAGCTGGAGCTGGTCGATACGGTGCTGTCATTGGTCGCCGCGTCTTCCTGCTGAAAGTGGACATAGTAAGCAGTGTCAGCGGTTAGCCCGGTAGCATTTGCGCTCTGAGCACCCGTACCAGATACAGCCTGACTTCCATCATCAGCCGCAGCCGCACCAGTGTGATCCTGCCCTGCCTGAACCTGGGCCACGCTCGGGCTGGTGGCTGACGTTGTGACCACCCAGTAAAGCGCTCCGTTGCCTTCGTTCGTAGACACCGAAAGCTCGGCAGTTGTCGATCCAGTTTGCGTACCACTGGGGCTGGATAGCGTTGGAGCGGTCACATCGGCCGCCGCAACCACAATATCAAAGCTGTTGGTATCTGCCGTGTCGCTGCCATCATCCGTGGCACGGACAACAATACTCGCCGTGCCGGTCGCCGTTGGCGTGCCGCTTATGACGCCAGTGGAGCTGTTCAGGCTCAACCCGGCAGGCAGTGTTCCAGTTTGTACCGCGTAGCTGAACGGTGTTTCTGTGCCGCTGAAGTAGCTCGAAAGATCCAGCGCGCTCATGGCGCTGTCTTCAGTCAGGTTCTGAGTGGGGACTGTGCCAGAGAAGCTTACCGGGGTGCTGCTTGCCGCAGTCCTGGGTGCCGAATCGCCCCCCGTGCCATAACCGATAACATCAACGTCAACGTTGTCTATCTGACCAGATACATACGCGCCTGAAACAATACCGGCAAACCCGGCAGCGGAAGTGCTACTGTCCGTAGCTGTAAGCGTCCAGGTCTCAGGCTCAGTCTCCACGCCCGCCCAAAACTTTGCGCTGATTGATGTGGCATTTATGCGTATGACAGCATGCTGCCACACGTTGTCGTCAGGCAAGTATGATGAAGATGCTTTTGTTGATCTGCTACCTGAATTACGCTCCGTGATTGCTCTACTGCCGCCGCCACTTCTTGCTTGCCCAGCAGCGTAAAGGTTTGAGTTCGCCAGAGCCGTGCCAGATCCACGACCAAATACCAGGCACTCCTGATTGCTTCCAGTCTGGTTAAACCGGTATTTACAATAGACCTCAATATCATCGCGATCGCTGTGAGCGTCGATAGCATCCCACGATGCCCCGAAATAACCAGTGGTGCCACCAGATGTTAGAATCCGCAGCACCTTCCCGCCTGTCGCGCCAGCATCGGCCTTTGTAAGCACGTCCCCAGAGGAGGTGTTGAAACGGATAGTCCAATCGCTAGGCAGGGCGTCTGCCGTGTAGCCAGAAAAGTCTGTGAATCCAGTAGCCATCAGTGACCCAACACGCTCAGGTAGTAATCAATGTCTGCATCGCCCTGGGGCAACGGCAGGCCGAAGAATGATTCGCCGTGATCGCCGTGCGTCAGGTAGTAGCCCTGATCGCGCCACTTGTCTCGGCCAGCCCTGTAGCGGGGGCGGTCAATGTCCGGGTCGGTGGGCAGCGCCATACTGATCTGGCGAAGGCCTTCCATTGCAGAACCGAAAACAACGCGGCCATTGCCACACGCCACGGCGCTGCTGTAGCTGGTGTTGCTGTATCCGTACTTGGCAGATTTCCCGCCACGGCCACGGGCAAGGCCGCGCTTGTCGTAAGGTGTCAGCGACCACTTGGAACCGTCAGGCGTGTACACGTCCGGTGCGCCCACATCCCACTGCGAGACAAACACGGTGCCCTCGGGGCCTGTTGTGCCGTCACTCACAGCGATCTTCAGGAACGTGCCACGACCAGAAACATGCGGGATGACCACCTCGATTTGACCATCCACCAGGTGAACCCGGCGCACCTGCTCCTGTGCTGCTGACCCGAAGTAGAGCCAATCACCCAGCACATACAACCCTTCAGGGGCCACAACGTCTTCGGCGCGGCGATCTTCCAGTGTGCCGGTAGTCTGCACCTGGCGGTTACGGTCAACGGTAGCCAGTGCAGCGCCTTCAACAATGACGCGCTCCAGCTCGCCTGTTTCCATGCTGTACTGCGCAATGCGGTGGGCACCGCGCTCTGAAACGATCAGAGAATTGCCCCAGCTCACGCAGTCCCAGCAGTCAGGGGCAAGGATGAACTCGGACACCTTCGGCGGCACACCGTGGGCCGTGGCGTTGAATTCCACCCGGCAAACCCGGTTGTTCTGCGAGTCAGCCAGGAACGCCACAGGGGCCGTGATGTGCGGCCTGCGGTTGCCCTCTTCCGGTATCCGGTCGGCAGTGTTATCGACCTTCAGGCTTTCGGGGTACCAGCACATGCCCCAAAGCTCATGGAAACCCCGCCGCTCTACAGGAACGGCAGACCAATCACCCACCAGCTCCAGCTCGGGTTCATCTTCCCAATAGCTCGGTGGTGACTTGTGGCGGTATCCCACCAGCGTGGTGAAGGTGCCGTTGGGGCTGACACGGACAAAACGCCATGGGTCAGTCACATACAGGTTATCCATTAGCGGCGAACCCGGCTCATCGTCCTGCTGGCCCGTGCCGATGCTGATATGACTGGCCATGGTCAGGACATTTGCGCCCCTGGGGCCGTCCAGCAGCTCCACCACCGGCAGCTTGTCGATGAAGTCAGACCAGAAATAATCCTGCTTCGTCGCTGTGCTGAGAATGCCGTCCTTGTTCCGGTTCAGCCTGCGGGCGTGGCCTGTAACGCCGCCCGTGAGCATCTCCAGAAACACGGAGTTGTCACCCGGCACTGTGCTGAAGTGCGGAAACTCCCGGCGCGGGCATGGCCACGGCTTCGGGTCGTGTACAGCGGGCACCCAATCAAGATTGAACCAGCCGTCAATCTCATGGCTCCCAGTGAACACCGGAATCCGCTCCTGCACAGGCAGCTCGCCACGCAGCACAAACACTGGATACGGCACACTGGTTTCGTCGCCAAACTCAGACAGGTCGAGAACGTGCCAACCAGGTGCAAGCCCCGTGGTATCGACCGAGAACGCACCAACCTTGGAGTCAGGCGCAAGCAGCGTGGTCGCGTGTGGCTTACCGTCAATGAACAGCGTGTACTCTGCGCCCTGCAACACCCGCCTACCGCCACCACCCGATGTGGTCATGTTTTGGCAGTCGAAAGCCACCGAAACAAGATCATCGCGCCAGATCGTCAGCTTTGAGGCTCGCGTATACCGGCTGCTCCCGTTCCACTCTTCAAAGTTCAGCAGCGCCGCCTCGTTCACGCGCTTGTGAATGGCTGCGGGCTTGGTGCCGGGGTCTGGCTGCGGTTCGGGTTCTGGTTCAGGCTCAGGCTCAGGCTCGGGCTCGGGCTCCGGCTCAGGGTCTGGATCAGGCTCCACCGGCTTGTCAGCGGTCATCCAGTCCGGGATAACCAGCGTACTGTCGGGCTGGTGAATGGTGTAAACACCCGGCCCTTTCTTGATTGCCGACTGCACCGCCTTTCTGCGTTCGCTGTGACGACTGACCACAACGCCATCACGAATCAGGCTCATGTCTGGCTTGGTATCGGTATACTCAGTCACTGCTGACTCCATTTAGGCAAAGATCGCGCTCAACCTCACGCCGTTTAACCAATCCAGGAAGCTCAACCTTCACGCCCGCTAAGGTTGCGTAACGCCAGCGCAACAGCTCATTGCAAGCGCCTTCTGTGTCGCCTGCGTTCAACTTCTTGCGTAGGGTGCTGGACTCAAACGCCCGAACGCCCACGTTGTAGGTAAAACTGGTGAATGCGGCCAACTGGTCTTGCGTCAGATCCACGTCAACACGCGCCCTGACTGCTCGCTGATAACCTATGATTTGCTCGAAAAGGTATTCTTCGCACTCAGCCTCTGAGTACTCTTGCCCAATCTCAACGCCCTTGGTCATACCAAAACACGCGGTCGGGATGCCTACAGGGTCAAGGTATGCGGCAGTTTTGAAGCCCTCAAAACCGGCAACAAGGCTCGCTGTGGTCGCAAGCGCCAACGCGCTACGGCGTAGAATCATCGCCCAAACGCTCCATCTTGCGCTTGAAAATCACACTCTCGCGTCTGTCGCGCCGAAGCTGGAAAACCACCTGTGTCAGGTAGCCGACAATCCCCAGGCAGATACCAACAATCACGCCAAGCTCCGCTATCGTTAATGCGCTCTGCACGAAGGCTGGATCTTGAGACGCCCTATCCACAACCTGCCCAGCAACACCAGAACCCACGGCAGCGGCTGTACCTGCACCACCAACCTTTCCCGATATGTTGATCGCGGCTTGCTCTACCGCGTGCTGAGTTGGGCTAGACATTCAACTTCCTTGGGGTTAAAGCACCCACGCGCACGCCCCAGTGGATAGCCTGGTGAGCTGACGGCGGTGGGTGATCCGGCGGAAGTTGTCCAACTGACGCCGAATAGGAATAAAAAAGCCCACGAGTAGCGGGCAAGGGCCGGTTTGCGAATCCGGCTCCATCAAGTCGAAATAAAAAAGCCCGCACGCGGCGGGCAAGGACCAGCGGTGGCTGGTGGGGTGTTCCTGTGCAATGTTGGCTGCTGATTCGTTAAGCGGGCGCCAACCGCAAACTATCCCGGACTATATACTTGCGCCTGCCCGCCGGGTTCGCCTTCCTGTGCTCAGGATTAAGCAGGCACAAAAAACCCGCACTTGGCGGGTTCTCGGTGTGACAAAAAGTCTATACTGCCTGATTATGCCCAATCTGCTGCGACAGTCAACCCCCCAATCGTGATTCTATCCAACCCTCAGCGCGGTGACGCATATCCCTGACGTGGTGCCGAGTATGGCGCGTTTGTGTCTCCTTGCTCAGCGCTCTGGCGATCACGGCATCGCTGCAGCAGTGGACGTATGACATAACGATAACAGCGTGGCGGTACTCATCAACACTGGCGAGCTGTGATACCACTCTATCAACATGGCCGTGAGTCTCATCATCAAGCGCAGAAAGCTTTACCGCCCATCCTCCGCTTTTGCTCAGTCGGGAAAATGGAGTTTCATGAGGATAGTCAAGATGATATGGATCATTGATAGCGCGACTCTTGCCCCAGCGAATAAGGTACTGCTGCACGTCACTTCCCATCATCAACCCCCATCAGCCTTTCCCGCCCAATAGCCCTATCAGTCCAGCCGCACGACTGACACCACCAAGCCCTTACCTTCATACCCTCGGATGCGTTGATGCACGGAGTCACCTGCTTACCGCAGTGAGGGCAATTCATCGCCTATCCCTCTTGTCCATCCACATCGCCAGCAGCAGTATCCCCACCCTCACCCCGTACCAGAGCAGGGGGCCGAAGGTGAGGATTGCCAGGAGCCACCAGCACGTCATGAGATACCACGCAATTTCTTGTAGTGCCGCGCCCTGCGGCTGAATATGCGCTTAACTCGCTTCATCGTTTAACTGCGCCCGTGGTTTTGGTGATAACCAAACTTGTTCTCTGCGGACTTTCTTGCGCAAACCGCGTCCATCCAATCACCATATCCACCAAGAGATATTCTTTTACCAGTGTCACTTATGGCCGCATACCATCGCCCATTATTTTTATTCCTATAAACACCCATAACGCCGCTGGAGTTGTTTTTGTATTTCGCCATATTTTTGTTGTTCTCCAGTCTGTCAACAACGCGAAGGTTCGCCCATCTGTTATCCGCCCTATCTCCGTTGATGTGATCGATTTCACCTTGTGGCTCAACCCCCTCCGAAATCATATACACCACCCGGTGCGCAGATAGCGTCACCGGAACCCCATTTACAGAAATTCCGATGTATATGTACCCGTTTACACCTATACCCCCGGCAGCCATGCCTTTAAACTTGTTTTGTGGGGAGCATGTTTTTTTCCAGGTCAAATTTCCGGTCTGACTGTTGTAGTCCAGCCTACTTTTTAATATTTCAACTAGATTGTTCATAAAGAACTCCTGAATATTTTCTTGTAAATTCTGGCTTTTCTTGAAAAAACAGCCTTCACCCTTTTTGCGTATTGAGCGTCAAAGGTGCGCGCGCCGTTGTCGTGCTCAATACGCTGCACCAGTTCGGGGCCATACCTTTCGGTGAGTCGCAATCTGTACTCCACCACGTTTCCCGATAACTCACGATTGCACCGCTTGCATTGTCCGTGAGCGTTGAACACGTTGAAACGTAGGTGCGCTGCTGCACCCCTTGACCGGTAATGCCCGCAGTCAAAGTGCCCGCCCGTAAACCTATCTTGCTCGTAGCACCCGCACGATATGCACGGCTTACCGTAGTCCCTTGCCCGTATGTAAGCGTTGAAAGCGGCCTGCGCTTCCTTCATCCAATCGGCTTTGGTTTTCAGCGCCTCCTTGCGCTTCCTGAGAGCCTTTCTCGCGGATTTCTCCCGCGCCTTGGCGTTGTGCTGAATGGCGCACCGTGGCCCGCACACGGCCTGCATTGACCTCATTGGGTTGAAGTCACGCTTGCAGACTTTGCAGACCTTGGTTCTCGCCATTACAGCGTCACCAGCCCGCCATGCCGTGACACCATCGCCCCCGGCCTGAACTGTGGGTTGCGGTTGGCCTCACTGCCGCACTCTTGAATCTCCCCGCCCTGGGCAAGGAACCGCTCAACGTCTGCCTCAATCTCTGCCCTCTCCCGCTGCTTTGTCTCGCTGTAGTTGCGGGCCACGGGGTCGCTGCTGGGGAAGTGTCTTAGCTTTTCTGATCTCATTTCGAATCCTCACTTAACCAGGCTTGCGCCGTATTCCAGAAGGTAAAACTTCGGTGCCAAGATTATTTTTAAAGCCGCCATTGCGTTCGAGATGGATGCAAAAAATGTTACTGCTGAAGCACCGAAAACGGTGCCCACGACCACAACGCCCGGATGGGCATATCCGTTTTCGTCGTATACAAGATTTAACTTCGTGTTTTCGCGCCAACGGTCCTTGCTGGGGTCCAGCTTGACCTTTCTGCAATGCCGTGGAACTATGACCCAGATAAAAGCAGTTATGGCGGCGAAAATGACCGCCCACACAATAGCCTCCAGCATGTGCCAGACCAGCAACTGCTGCACAACATCGGGCACTTCGCGCTGCGCAAAGTCTGTGGCTGTATCCACTCCATCAAGAACTCTCTGGAGCATTTCAGTTAGTATCAATTCTGCTTTTTCGTTCATGCCGCTACCTCGCTTGGGTGGAGAAGGCACAGCCCCTGCTGGCTGTACTCCCTCACCACGGTTTCAATAAATTCGGTTGCTTGGGCTTTCGCCATTTTTGAAGTGACTGGAAGCCAGTCCATTGCACGCAGCTTGAACTCGTAATCAAGCGGCTTGATCGCCTTGTCGTAGACGTAGCAAAACTCCTCACTGTGAGCGCGGAGAATCGGCACGCCATATCTCAACTTGCATTCCCGCCGTATGTCCACAATGGCGCTGCCTGGTAGCTGTGAGGCAATCTGCTGGTACAGGGCATAGATAAGCGAATTCTGGTCAAGGCTCCGGGACTCTGGCACGAACTCAACCACAGGCCGCTTGCCCGAAAGCCTCAGAGTCCCAACGTGCGCCATGAACCGCTGCATCACGGTCTCATTGCTCAAGTCCCAGCGACTCACGCCTGCGCTCCCAAGCGACTTTTAAGTGAGCCTCTACCAATGAACGCAAGTGACTCGGAACCCTCTGGAGCGCGTCCCTGCGCCCTTGCAGCAACTCGATTGCGGCGATTTCTGCCGCGAGGTGCCGGGGCCAGACCTGTGCGGAGTCGCCAGTTGATTTCCCGCTGGACTTCGACATAACCGTTGCGCCTCGCTGCTGCCCCAATAACCGATTCGTGTACCTGCTCAAGCTCCTCGGCAAGCTCTGCAAGCATGTACTCAAGTTGCTCAAGGGTTGCCCAGCGCATAGGGCGAATGAACGTGCGGCGCTGTACCGTCAGTGGGTTGGTGTTCATCAGTAGTACCTCGGGCTGCAATCGGGTATGTCCCAGTTCTTGCGCCAAGGATCACGCAACGGCGATACGGTTGTTGGCCGTGCAAGATAGGTCTGCTTTGCGGTGATCTTCTCCTTCGGCACAACCACAACCTCACCCTCACGCACCAGCTCCTGAAGCGCATTCATCGCCGTGCTGCACGATGACTTGATGGCCCCACTCGCCTGCGCGATAGTGAACGGCTGGCGTTTCTGGAATAAAATCGAATTGCGTAGTGTCTCCATGTGCCTTTCACGCGCTGCGCTCATGCTGCACTCCCTTGAATTTCGGTTAAGAACTCGGCCCTGCGCTCGTTCTCAGTGAACTGTCGTGATGGGTGGTGATACAGGCGTATTGCCCCCTCAAACTCCCCATGACGCTGCTTTGCCACGATCAGTTTCTGGTCGCTGGAATCCTTCAGGTACTCAAGGCTCTTGGCGTCAAGGGAGACGCCCATTTCCTGCATCCTGAGTAGGTTGGCGCGTTTCTTGTCAGCCCACACAATGAAAAGGTTTTGCGCTAAATCTACGATCGCTCCGTTTCCCTTGACGTCGAAACGCGAGGGTATGTATTCGTCACCGCCAGACCCAGGCTTACGAACGTGGTGGACAAGGGCAACGTGAATATCGAGCGCCTTTGCAAGCGACACCAGCTCACTCATGAACAGCCGCTCGCGCTCCATGTCATCCGACACGCGGCACATAGACAGCGAATCGACAATGACAAACTTGCAGCCTTCATTCGCCATTGCGTGTATGGCCCCAAGCACCTCAAGTGGTGGAACTGAGCCAAGGCGGTCATAAAACCACATGCGAGTGTTGAGCCAGTCGATCATGCTGCCAGCCCATTGCGGGTTGGGGCTGGGTGAGCCGCTACCCTGCTGACACATCAGGTGAACCAATCCCTCAACCGGCATCTCAAAAGACGCAATGCCAACCGTCACATCACGGCTTGCCCACAATGCGACCTGATTCAGTAGTGTTGATTTCCGGTGACCGTTGATACCGGCCCATATACTGATTTCTCCACTGCGGAGCCTGACGCGGGTGTGAGTGCGCGACCAAGGCAGCTTCAAGCCTGATATTTCATTGGGGTGCTGTAGCCGGTGCAGAACCTGATCCCTGAACTCAACCGGCCTGCGGAGAGAGTTGAACTCAGTCTCGGCGTAAATGGCTTGCAAGTCCTGGTCGGTGAAATCGTGTTGGCTCGGAATAGTTCTCATATCTCAACCATCCCCGAACCCGATTTAGGGGCTTCGCGCTTAGATTCCCAAGTTCTGACGCAAGCCTTCCAGCATTTGATTTTCGTCTTGCCACGCATCCAGCCGTTTGACTCGTAATGGTCAACGAAGGCTTGTGCGTCAACAGAGTTACCGCGAGAGGAACAGTATTCTGAAACCTCATCAACCGAGGGAGGTGTAAACCGACCACTCTTTCTTTCTTTCTCTTCTTTCTTTCTTTCTTGCATGACAGAATCATGACTCGTCATGCCTTCATCATGACCTATCATGACCCCATCATGATTTTGCTTTGCCTTTGTGAGCATCTCGCGCATCTTTGCGTTGCTTGTCATGGACGAATCCATGCGCTTCAACATCTTCACGCAGAAAATCCTCCCTTGGCTATCTGCGCTGAAAAGTCCTAGATTTACCATGTAAATCATCATTTCTTGCACGATCTCCCGACTCAAACCAACGTCATACGCAATCACCTCCGCGTCATGCTCAAGTTCAAAAGTTAGGTTATGGGCCTCTACCGACTGAGCTATCAGTTCAAGGCAGTACCAGTACAAACCATATCCCTGAAGCCCATATTTCATGCGTACACGTTTGAGTTTCGCGTCTGCACTGGCATTGCTATCATGCTTAAACCACTGCACTATGCGGCGCTCCTTTTCTTTGTGTTAATGAGAGCCTGACGGAAACGCTCAAGGTCTTTACCTTCAAGCCTTTGGCCTTTGCTCATAGCCTGCCTGCCGATTTCAACCACAAGCTCGTCTTCAGTCTCAGTGCGGCGCTTGCGCTCTGCTGGATAGTTGCGGTCTGTTGGCGGGTACAGGTCGGAAAGTTCGAAACCAATTGACGCCAGAACATCATTTGCCCCGCATCCAGCAAAACAGTTCACCAGTGTCCTGCCGTCGCCAACGTCTCGGATTGAAAGTGAAGGCCCCTTGTCGTCGTGCGCTGGGCAGCGAGCCATCCACTTGCCATCACTAACCTGTCGGCAGTGATCCAGGCGAGAGACAATATCGTGAGCGCTCATGCGACCCCCTTCATGCGCTTCAGGCGATTAAGTTCAGCCTCAAGCTCAGCAATGCGGTTTGATTCAGTGAGGTACTTTTCAACCAGATACATCACCGGGCTTGTGTCGCCAGTGACTTCGATGAACTTTTCCAGATCGTCCAGCGTGAAGCGTCTGGAGTCGTTAGGGCTTTGCGCCAGCTTCCGCGTCAGGTCTGACGGGGAGTAGTCCATATCAGCAGCCAGGGCCTTCTGTGACGTCTGCTGGTGGTGGGCACGATACGCAACGAACTCGCGGCAGCTTTGGTAGCTATCGACAAGCCCAGCATCGTAGTTGAGAGTGATTTGCTGCATTTCTGTTTCCCCCGCTTTCCTTGTCTTTCCTGTAGAAAATCCAGCCAAATAAAAACCGCTCACAGGGAGCGGCTAGTTATGCGGCAGATTTGGAGCGGTACATGGATTCATCAAACTTCAGCGCGCCCCGAGTTGCTTTTTCAAGCAACCGCGCAGCCACTTCGGGGATGTTCTCGCCCCACTTTGAAATGGCTGGCTGTGACACCTGGTACCCTTGTGCGAGTAGCGCATCGCGCACGGCAACCTGCGTGGTGAAGTGCTTGAGTACGTCTGCTTTTTTCATTGCCGTAAGGTTCCTGTGGATAGCTTCACGCCCATATTATAACTTCGGTTATCGTTTGTCTATAACTTTGGTTAATTGGCACATAACCCGCGCTGCATAACAATGGTTATATGGAAATGAAAGACAGAATCAGAAAACGCATGGACGAGCTTGGGATGAGCCAAGGGGAACTGGCCGAGCTCATGGGTGTGTCGCAGCCAATGATCGCCAAATACCTAAATGGGGCTAAGACCAAGAAGCTCTTGGAGATGGCCGATGCGCTTCAGTGCACGCCCGAGTACCTGCAGGATGGAAGAAACCCACCGCAAGCCGTGTTTGACAAAAGCGGCACGAATGTGACTAACATTCGCAAAACAAATATAAAGGGATGGATTCCGTTGATTAGTTATGTGCAGGCCGGTCAGTGGTCTGAAGCCATAGACCTATATGATCCCGGTTATGCGGAAAGTGTAGTCCCGACGACTGTGCCGCACTCTAAGCACACCTTTGCATTGCGTGTTGACGGGCCTTCTATGACGCTACCCGATGGGGTGAATGGGCATAGCTTCCCGGCTGGAATGGTCATATATGTTGACCCTGAAAAGCCAGCGCAATCAGGTGACTATGTTGTCGCCAAACACAGTGGTAATGGGCATGTGACGTTCAAGAGGCTGCTGTCTGAAGAAGGCAGGCCGGTGCTTGTGCCGCTGAATCCTGACAGAAGTGCATTCCCTGTAATCAGGGATGAATTTGAAATTATAGGCAGAGTAATAGACGCCTCATGGGGCGGCTTGTAGGGGGATTTATGGCGCTTATCGCGTGTCCAGACTGCGGTAAAGAAGTATCCAGCAACGCACCAGCCTGCCCTGGCTGTGGCTCCCCAATAGCAACCGGCGCATCAGTTGCCCAGCGCGGCGACATCATCCCCTACTCCGATCAGGAGGTTGCTGTGATGCTCAGCAGGAAGAAGAAAACCAGCCACCTGCTTCACCTTTTCCTCACGATCATCACCCTCGGCCTATGGGTTGTGGTCTGGGTCATTGTGGCGGCGAGCAACGGGTCGCAAAACTCAGCGATTGATAAGCGGATCAACAACGGCAAGCGACTCAGATAGCGCCAAACAGTAATCCAGAGCCCGCCAAGTGCGGGCTTTTTTGTGCCCCCAATTTTCTCCCAAAATAAATATAACTCGGGTTATTGCATATTATAATAACTTTGGTTATAGTACTTACATGCCCGACAACAACCGGGCCGGGAGAACGAAATGATCTCAATAGCAAACATTCTGATTGGCGTGGCCTTCGGGCTGGCACTGGTCATCACTATCGCGGGGCTTTTGGTATGAACATTTATCAGGTGATCGGCGCGCTGGGTGATATGGAAATCCCGGACGGCGTTATCAGTGTCATGCGCGGCCATGACGACCAGTGGCTTGTGCAAATGAGCCTGGTTGGCTTTATGGCAGCTTTCCCGCAGCACAACACAGCGCCGTACAGCGACAAGAACACTGAATACTACTTTGAGGCACTTGGTGTGCGCGTTTTTGCGCTCCAGCCGGTGCAGGAGGTAGCGGCGTGAATGACGTGAAATATATGTTCCCTGACCGACGAATGGCATACCCCAAGCCCATGGAGGCCTTCTGGAAGGTCTTTCCTGTTGCTGTAGTCAGCTTTGCTTGGGGTGGTATCAGCGTCTACTTCTGGCTTGGAGGTGCGCTGTGAAGAAAGTGACGGTTATGGCGTGGTGCGAGGTTGAGTGCCTGCTTGCGCCTACAGAGGGCGACTTTGGCGACACAGATTATGTCATCGAATCTGCCTCTCCTGTGAAGAGCAATCTGATGCAGGGTATCAGCGAAACGCGCAAGGCCGAGCTCTACGAGGCCGTTGACGAAAAACTTGAAGATGAATCATTCCAGGCTGCAGATCCTGGGCCAGAACTGAGGGCATACGCATGAGAGAGAAATTTGTAACTGTAACGCTTGAGGTGCCGTTGAAGCATATTAGTTTCAGCGACTGCGGAGACGGGTGCGGGCGCATAGACGGCCTGAAAAACGCGACACTTGATGGGCGCACTATAAGCCAGTTCGCGCCCAGTGATGTGCTGGCTGCAGAGAACGCAATGTACATGGAATTGGGGCACTTCGGCGGGGGCGGGTACGACCTGCAAAAAGAAATGCAGGCGTTCCGTGATGAACTGGTTTCAGGCGACATTGTGACCGCTAACCGGAGGGCTGGGTGATGAATAACGTAGTCGTGCAACACCCGGCAGACAACCGTAGCCTGGCCCCCATGCGGTCGGCAGAGTTGCGCCAGCAGGTTGGGGTGATCAAGGATGTGCTGGACCACATAATGCAGAAGAATGTTCACTACGGGGTCATTCCGGGCTGCAAGGAGCCGAGCCTTTACAAGCCTGGAGCTGAAAAAATCATGTCTGCTTTTCGACTGTCGGCAGACCCTGACATTACCGACCTGAGCGACGACGACCAGATCCGCTATCAGGTAAAGGTGCGGCTGGTATCTCCCTCTGGTCATTTTGTTGGGGCCGGGATTGGCGAGTGTTCCAGCAGCGAGGAAAAGTACAAATGGCGCAACGCTATCTGCAAAGAGGAATTTGACGAAGCCCCGTCAGACCGCAAGCGCGAGAAGTGGACGCGCGGCTATCAGGGTAAGCCGAACTTCAAGAAGCAGCAGATCAGGACCGAGCCATCAGACCTTGCCAACACGATCCTCAAGATGGCCAAGAAGCGCGCCCTGGTTGATGCGGTATTGACCGCCACCGCAGCAAGCGATTGCTTCACGCAGGACATTGAGGATCTGCCGCCTGAGTACCTGGACCCGGTAGAGCAGCCCACCAACGGCAGGCAGCCGCCTGCTCCCTACCCTGACGACCAGTTTGCCAAGAACCTTCCGGCATGGAAGAAGGCGATTGACGACAAGAAGAAAACCCCGGACCAGATCATAGCCATGATTCAGTCCAAAGCACCACTGAGCGACCAGCAGAAAAACACTATCCGCAACTGTGCGGCGAAAGAGGGAGAAATTGTATGAACATCATTGATGCAGTCCAGGGCAGCGACGAGTGGAAAGCGGCCCGCGCGCAATACCACACCGCCAGTGAGGCTCCCGCCATGATGGGCGCCAGCAAAAAGGTTTCCCGCAATGAGCTGCTGCGCATGAAGGCCACCGGCAGCGAAAAGGAATTCAGCGAGTGGACAGAGAACGTCCTATTTGCACGGGGTCACGAAGTCGAGGCACTGGCCCGCCCAATTGCCGAGGAAGTCATAGGCCAGGAGCTGTACCCGGCGACCGCCACCAATGAGGACGGCTACCTGCTTGCGAGCTTCGATGGCGTCACGATGCTGGAAGATGTGATTTGGGAGTGCAAGCAGTGGAATGAGGCCAAGGCCAACACTGTGCGCGATGGCCTCACACCCAAGGATGATTACTGGCAGGTTGTCCACCAGCTCGCCGTCAGCGGTGCCGAGAAGTGCCTATACATGGTCACGGATGGAACAGAGGATAATACGGTGTGCTGCTGGGTTACGCCAAACAAAGACGATACCGCCGCTTTGATGGCAGGTTGGAAGCAATTCGACAAAGACCTTGCCAACTATGAGCACGTTGAGCAGACCGCCGCGCCTGTTGGCGAGGCTGTAACTCAGCTGCCATCAGTATCCGCCCAGGTATCCGGCAGCCTGGAGATTGTGGACAACCTCAAGGTATTTGAGGCGGCGCTGCGGGACTTCATAGACAACCGGCTTATCACCTCCCCGCAAACGGATCAGGACTTTGCCGACCTCGATTCACAGATCAAGACGCTGGAGAAAGCGGAATCTGCACTGGATGGCGCAGAGGCTACCGTGCTGTCAATGGTATCTGCCGTGGACGCCTTCAAGCGCACCAAAGACATGCTTCACGCGATGGCCCGCGACAACAGGCTGATGGCGCAGAAGCTGCTGAAGGCAGAGAAGGAAAACCGGCGCAATGAGATTCTGGCGAAGGGCAAGGCCGCACTTCAGGATCATATCGCGTCCGTCAATGCCTCGCTGGGCAAGATCCAGCTCCCGAGTATCGCAGCCGACTTTGCCGGGGCCATGAAGGGCAAGCGAACCATTACCAGCCTGAATGATGCCGTCGATACCGAGCTGGCCCGCGCCAAGATCGAGTCCAACGCCATTGCCGATAAGATCAGGTTGAACGTGGAAACCCTGAGAACCGACGCCAAAGGCTATGAGTCGCTGTTTGCCGATGCCCAGCAGCTTGCCCTGTCCGACAATGAGCACCTGAAGCTGGTTATCAAGGACCGCATACGCGAGCACAAAGAGCGAGAGGAAGCCAGGCTTGAGGCCGAGCGCGAGAAGATCCGCGCGGAGGAAAAGGCCAAAGCCGAAGCTGAAGCCGCCAGGGTAGAAGCCCAGCGCCAGCGGGAGATTGAAGAGGATCAGGCGGCAATAGATCGGGCCGAGCTCGATGCGGCAAAGCCAGCCCCTGAGCCCGAGAAGCCGCAGGCCACAAAGACTGTTGAGGTTGCACCCGCCAAGCCGGCGGGGAGTAAGACATATCGACCAACCGACAAGGAAATACTGAAAACCCTGTGTGACCACTACCAGGCCAGCGAAGCAAACGTAATCGACTGGCTGAAGCAAATGGACTTTTCGGAGAGAGCAGCATGAACGTATTCAACACGATAGCCAGGCTTGGGAAAGACGCAGAACTCAAGTACATGCCCAGCGGTGATGCGGTAATGCAGTTTACCGCCGCGTTTGACTCCGGATATGGCGATAAGAAGGTGACAACCTGGTTGAGTTGCGCCCTGTTTGGGAAGCGAGCCAGCGAGAACCTTTGCCAGTATCTGACCAAAGGAACGCAGGTCGGCTTGTCTGGCGAAATCAAACTGGATGAGTGGCGCGGGCAGGATGGCTCCACGCAAAAGACGCTGAAGATGCGCGTGAACGACCTGACATTGCTATCAAGCAGCGAGCCCAAACAGCAGGCACGGCAGGCAGCACAGCCACGCACACAGCCTATGCCAGAGCAGTTTGATGACGAAAATATTCCGTTCTAGCAGGAGACTCCCCGCCTGCTCTAACCGGCGGCGGGGCTTTTTAGGAGATGGGTATGGACTGGCAAACATTGGCCGCCCTGGCGGTGATAGTGGTGATGGCGTGGGGGATGGAGTCGTGAATAAAGAAAAGCGCGAGAAGTTGCGGGAGCTTGCACTGGAGGCAACACCAGGGGAATGGAAAGTGGCGTCAGACCTGCCCGCTTACGCCATATACACGGACTCTGGACGGAGAGTGGTACAGACGCCAAACCAGAACAATCGCAAGCAATGGGGACCTAGTTACGACACGCACGGGATTGATCGGCACTCTGACGCAGCCTACATAGCCGCCGCCAACCCAGTCGCAGTCCTCGCCTTACTGGACAGGATAGACAAGCTTGAAGCAGCCGCCGAGGTGGGGAGCGCGGAGCCCGTGGCGTGGGCTGTAGTGCACGGAGGTGTTGTGTCCGACATTGATATGACAAAGGCAGGCGCGCAGTCGCTTGCCGATGACTTCGATACTGTAGAGCCCCTCTACCGCCACCCGCCCAGCGCAGCCATTCCGGTGGCGCTAGAAAGAGACGAAAAGAAAGGCCGCGACTGGGAGTTTTACGCGGGAGGATGGAACGCGTGCCGTGATGCCATGCTCGCAGCCACAGGAGACAGCCACCATGAGTGACCTTGCTCGATACGGCTTGGAGTGGAGCGGCCCAAAGGACTTCGTATGTGTGCAAATGGAAGATGGCTACTGGACCCCGTGGCATATCGCGGAAGGATACATTGCCACACTCGAAGCCAAGCTCGCCGCTGCGGAGTCACGGCCAGCAGTGCCGGAGGGGTGGATACCTGTCACCGAGAGACTGCCAATAGACGATGAACTAGTGATGGTATTCATCCCCGGAGAAGACGGCGGGATTGACTTTGATTTCATTGAGGAAGGTGGTTGGTCTAACCACGAGAACAACTATCAGCACTTTATGGCCGTTGGTGGCTACAGTATTGGCGGCGAAGACTTCTCGGTAACCGGCCCGTCTGCTGAGGCCCCATACACCCACTGGATGCCCCTGCCAGCAGCCCCGCAGGGAGGTGGTGAGTGATTAAGTGCGAGTGTGGGTTTTACGACAGGGACAGGCCCCACAGCGCCGTGGGCGGCGGAAATTGCGATCATGTGACGCGCAGAAAGCTTGGCAAGCAGTGCTCCTGCTTGGACTACTGTGAGCGTAATGATCCACACTCTTCAAATCCAGCAGGCGCCTGCCGGATGCCGTCATCTGGTGACATCCACACGTGCAGTTACCACTGCAACCGACCAGAGTGCATCAAGGCGCAGCGGGATGAGCTACGCGACAGCCTCGCCGCTGCGGAGGCTGATGCGGGGCGGTTGGATTGGCTTGAAGAAAAACCGTATTGGGTGACAGTCCAGTCGCAGCCAAGCGGGGAGTTTATTCACAGCGGAAGCGGGCACGGTATACGCGCCGCCCTACAGGCCGCAACACAAAACCAGAAAGGAGGAAAAACATGAGCCAGAAGTACGAGCTAACAACGAACATAAAGATTCGCTTCGGCACAAAACTCTTTCAAATCCGCGCACTGGTTAGCTTTGGCAGTGTCAGTGAAGGCGAACTTGGCGGCTGGATTGAGAAAGAAAGTAACCTGAGTCACGAGGGCGATGCGTGGGTCTCCGGCGATGCGGTGGTCTACGGCAATGCGTGGGTCTCCGGCGATGCGCGGGTCTACGGCAATGCGCGGGTCTACGGCAATGCGCGGGTCTCCGGCGATGCAGACTTAGTGTGGATCAGCAAGGTGGGAAGCGAAAACGGCACTCTCACCGCAATGCGATCAAAAGAGGGTGGCATACAGGTGTCGCGCGGGTGCTTCGAAGGCTCTCTTGACCAGTTCGCGACTGCGGTAGAAGGGAGCCACGGGGACGGCCAGATTGGAGAGGAATACCGCCTTCTAATCCAGTTTATTCGGCTTCGCATGAGTCAGGATAAGGCACAGGGGGATAAGTGATGGATGACGAAATTAAAGAAGAGCTTCTGCTCGCGATCGAAGGCGCAGCCAACTACCTGCGCGGCATGTCTTTTGACCGCCGGCTGGTTGGAGATATTGCGGCAGCGTGTATCGCAAAAGCCACCGAGCTGGACGCCATCGTGGAAAAGCACCTAGAGGACGCCCCATGACCGACAGGGAGGTAGTGGAGCCATGAGCAGAGAGCAGGACAGGCGGAGGCTCGTAGACCAGTTCTACCGCAAGCACGGCCCCTGCTGTGCCGGGTGTGACTGGTGGCGGTTCCACAACTCGGTTGTGGGTGAGTGCACCAGGTCGGCGCCGGTGTCTGGTGGCGATAGGATAGCGATGCTGGGTATGGAGGGTTGCAGCTTGCCGGATCGTGCAGGCCACATCCTGACACCGAGGGATCACCTCTGCGGTGAGTTTATTGATACGCATGATTGGGAGGCGAAACAGTGATTGAGCAGGACAGGGGAGTGATAAAAAACCCGATACAGCCGATAGTGACCACAGCCAGCGGAGTTGTGAGGTTCAGGCAAAACGCGATCGTGAGTCACCTACTGGATTGGGCGACGGAACGAGGGATGGGGCTTAACCAACTTGCCGTGATGGACTTCACGAAAGACGACCGGCAGCAGCTCGCCCAGCTTATCGGGTACAGCCTATCCGGTTACGGCAGTCTGGATTATGTGGACGATGATTCATACTGCGCAGCCAGAGCAATGTTTGACGATGGATTGAGCGAGAAGGATGCCAGGATTGCCCACCTCGAGGGCGAGATTCACGAGCTGAGGACCGCGTTACTGAAACCTATGGCCCAACTGTTTGGGGTTCACCCGGAGGACCTGTCACGGAATATGGGCGACGCCGAGGACCAACAATGATAGGCGACAGGGAGCTACTGGAGGCTGCGGCAAGGGCTGGTGGGTATGTTCTGGAGTGGCGCGAGGACTACCAGTGCATGGAGTACCCGAACAAGCCCGACTTTTGCTGGAACCCCCTCGAATCAGACGCCGACGCCTTCAGGTTGATGGTGGATTGTGAGATTGATGTTGAATATCTCAACGAATCTATAGAAGCAAGCTGCTGGACGCGAGGCGCGTATTCAGACCTTTTGCGGGCAACAGAGACCTTCGGCACCGACAAACACGCAGCCACGCGCAGGGTAATCACAAGAGCGGCAGCAGCGATGGGAGATGACAATGCCAAAACGTAACCTAGCCGGAGAGCGGCACAACAGGCTGTTGGTTATCGAAAGAGCGCCAAGCATAAAAGGTCGGTCGGCGTGGCTGTGCCTTTGCGATTGCGGGACTAAAAAAGTTATCACTCAGTCGGACATTGTGACGGAGCACTCGAAAAGCTGCGGCTGCCTTAATGCAGAAGTCCGCAGGGAGAAGCCAATTAAACACGGCATGAACCGCACCCGCACATACGCTTGCTGGAACAATATGCGGTCAAGATGCGGTAATCCAAACCGGCCCGACTATAAAAACTATGGCGGCAGAGGGATACATGTTTGCGAGCGGTGGAGCGTTTTTGAAAACTTCCTTGAAGATATGGGGAAGATGCCAAAAGGGTTCTCCCTTGAAAGGATTGACGTAAACGGCAACTACGAACCAGGGAACTGCAAGTGGATAAAGCTGAAAGAGCAATATCACAACCAGCGCCGGACTGTGTTCGCCAGAGTCGGCGCCAGCAGAAAGGTATGCGTGGCGCGTCTTGCGAGAGAGATGGACGAGCCATATGAGCGGGTTCTTTGGGCAGTCAAGAGATACGGGGACGACTGGATGATGCACATAGAAAGAATGCGCGTCCGGGCTGCTGCGGCAATGAGTGAGGGGCAGGAAGGGTGAATTGGCTATCAGAAAAAGAGCTGTCCGAGTACACCAGGCGTGTAAAGCCATCGGCGCAGCGCAAGGTGCTGGACCGCGCCGGAATACCCTACAAGTGGGTAGACGGCAGGCCAGTTGTCTTGAGGGCCGACATTGGGCACAGTGACCGGTCTCGCCAATCCGTGAGGCTCAATTTCGCATGACGCCCAGGAAGCGCACCAAGGTCAATAGCGGCCTGCCAAAGAACTGGCGGCACAAGCATGGTGCGTACCACTATCGCGTCCCCAAGGGCGAAGAACACCGCTGGGACGGTAGAACAGAATTTAGGCTGGGTGCTACGCTGCACGAAGCCCACCGCGTCTATGCCATGCGCCAGGAGTTTCTGGGGTCCGTTCACACAATGGCTCAACTGTGCGACCGATACGCCATCGAGGTCATGCCCCTGAAGGCCCCGGCCACACAGAAGTCAAACCAGTACAGTTTGAAGCGCATTCGCAGGGTATTCGCAGACAACCCGGTGGACGCAATCAAGCCGCAGCACATCTACCAGTACCGGGATCGCATGGGTAAGGATGAGTCGCACAAGAAAGCGAACCTTGATCTTGAGGTGCTGAGCCACCTGTTCACCAAAGCGATTGAATGGGGTGCCAGGGGCGATCACCCGATGGCGGGGAAGAAGGTGGTCAAGTACAGCCTGAAGGCCAGGAAGCGGTATGTGTCGGATGACGAACTGGTGGGGTTCGCCGCCACACTCCCGGCCAAGTGGCAGTTGTTCGTGTCGCTGGCGGTATGGACCGGGCGGCGTAAGGCAGAACTGCTGAACCTGAAGCGGTCGGATCTGACGGACCGAGGGATATTGTTCCACAACGTCAAGCGCGACGGTGACAGCTTTGTGGTCGGCTGGACCGATGAACTGCGAGTGATTGTGGACAGCATCCTGAAGCACCGGGAGAGGGTCAGCGCATTGCACCTGTTCCATACTAGAGATGGGCAACCCTACATCCGAGCGGATGGCTCGGCATCTGGCTTTGATTCCATCTGGCAGCGGTACATGCGGCGCTGGGCCGATGCGGGTAATGAACGGTTTACCCTGCACGATCTGCGGGCAAAGCGGGCATCTGATCTGACTTTGGATCAGGCCCAGGCACTGCTGCGTCACACCACTGCATCAATGACCCAGAAAACGTATCGGAGAAAAGCGGATGTGGTGGAGATTTGACCGCCGTCACAAATTTTACCGTGCAATTCTATGGGACAGTTGCGGTGTATGGGACAGTGGCACCGGGGCAATGCCCCGAAAGCCGCGTAAATGGTGGGCCGTGCTGGATTCGAACCAGCGACCAATTGGTTAAAAGCCAACTGCTCTACCAACTGAGCTAACGGCCCCGAGGGAGGTGCGTATAGTACGGATTTGACAACAAAACTCAAGTGCTTTTTACGCTAACGCCCGCAATAATCCCGCTATGGCCGGTAACGCGTCGGGTCGGCAACGCCAGCCTGCAGGAAACCGTCGCGCCGCAGCCGGCAGGCATCGCAGCGGCCGCAGGCCAGGCCTTCGTCGGTCGCCTGATAGCAGGAGACGGTGAGCGCGTAATCGACGCCCAGGCCGATACCTGCAGCAATGATTTCGGCCTTGGACAGATGCATCAACGGCGTGTGCAGGGCAAGTCGCCGCCCTTCCACGCCGGCACGGGTGGCGAGATTGGCCATTTCCTCAAAGGCGGTAATGTAGGCCGGGCGGCAGTCGGGGTAGCCGGAGTAATCCACGGCGTTCACACCAATGAAAATAGCCTGGGCATCCAGCACCTCGGCCCAGCCCAGCGCAATGGACAGGAACACGGTGTTACGTGCCGGCACATAGGTCACCGGTATTCCTGTTGTCGCCTCCTCGGGCACGGCGATGTCCGGATCGGTCAGCGCAGAACCGCCAATACTATCGAGGTTGAGGGTGACCACCTTGTGCTGCACATCGGGGTGCGCCGATGACACACGCTGCGCTGCGACCAATTCGGCGCGATGGCGCTGCCCGTAGTCAAAACTCAACGTGTAGCATTTATAGCCCTGCCGCAACGCCATGGCGAGCACTGTCGTGGAATCCAGGCCGCCGGAGACCAGGATGACCGCTCGCTGCCCCGTGCCCGGGCGCTCAGTGACCGGGCTCAT